TGGATTGGGTGATTTTGCTAAGAAGTATGGTGGTTCTCCATCATCACTTCACACGCAACTTCGTTATCTAACAAATGAAGTCCAGTGGAAAGAGATTGAGGAGCGTATGAAGACTCCTGGTAAATCAATTAACCGCTACATGGACTATGCGTATAGTTGGATTGGTTGGGGGCATCATGGTGCCCGTACATCTTATGCACATGATTATGCGTCCCGACTGATCACGGTAGAAGTTTGATACAATAGAATAATCTAAATACGGGGGAGTGCTGCAGAACTCCCCTATGATTAACTTTAACTTCGGTAAGAAGAAACCAGATAAAAAGCAACTCATAATACTCAGTGTTGTATTATCTTCTATTATCGCAGCACTCTCACAATGTACAAAAATTCCCGATCACGCACTTTGGGACTTATTAGATGAAGTTCAACGCAAATATTTCCCGAACGGGATTTTGAATGAACTTATTTTACAAGATCCTAACAAAGTAGAGCGTAGGGTCAAACGTGATGTAGATCGAGCAATTGATGAAGTAACTCCAGAGTATGATCGTATTATTGAAGAGTCGAATAAGCGTTATAAACCACGATACTCTGAGAAAGCACCAGACGGCAGTGAGGCACAGAGACTGCTTGGTGGAGAAATGAGAATCTGTGCCGTATGGGTTGACGACTGCCCTAAGCAGTAGTATAATAAGAAAGTCGTTAGGGGCACGTAACTCAGATGGATAGAGTATCCGACTTCTAATCGGTTTGTCGGGGGTTCAAGTCCCTCCGTGCCTGTTGGAGATTTATTCTCCAAACCATTCCCTTATAGCTCAATTGGCAGAGTATTTGACTGTTAATCAAAGTGTTCCTGGTTCGAGTCCAGGTGGGGGAGTTATCGGTATAAATAATAAAAGTTATACCGATAATAATGGCAAAAATAGAAACACGAACTTATGCTGAAAGAAAAGCAAAAAATCCTGATTGGGCAAAGAAAAGCGCAGAGCGTGTATCCACTACCAGAAGGAAAAATGTTGCTATTCTAAAAGAGGAAGCAGGAAACTGTTGCTCTATATGTGGGTATAATAAGTGTATTGCCGCATTAGATTTCCACCATCTTGACCCAACCGTAAAGGAAGGTGGTATAATTGGGTCTACTCTTTCTCTTGAAAAACAAAGAGAAGAAGCAAAAAAGTGTATTCTTGTTTGTGCTAACTGCCATAGAGAATTACACAACCCGCCCTTGTAGCTCAGCTGGTAGAGCGCGGCTTTTGTAAAGCCGATGTCGCAAGTTCAAGTCTTGTCGGGGGCTCTTGACATAATACTCATTATGTCTTACACTATCCAAGTGTGAAGGAAGTGTGCGTGGGGTTCCGTGCCTGTGAAGGGAAACCTGAGGCTGGGTAAATCCCCACCATTTGCGGGAGTAACTCAACGGTAGAGTGCCATCCTTCCAAGTTGGAAGTTGCGAGTTCGAATCTCGTCTCCCGCTCTTAAAAAGTCTTAACCGTTTCTTAATTGACACAACTAATACGGTTATGCTATGATACCATCAACTTAATCATCTTTTAAGATTTGGTTAAGTCTCTCTAAATAAAACCGCATAAGAGACGCCCCAACTACTCGCGTCAATTATGTGACTCATAACACATAGGGTTTGTATACCCTGGTGTATAATGCCGTTTAGTACTAAAAACAAATTTTTATGAAAATCAAACAACTGATGCTTGCACCTGTTGCTTTGGGAATGGTTGCTCCTGTTGCTGCGAATGCCGCAGATCTTAATATGGCAGCAGTCAACCAATACACTTCCACAGAACAAGTTTCTAGCATCACTCAATTGTCTGATGTCCGTCCTACGGATTGGGCTTATCAGGCACTCAGCAATCTTGTTGAGCGTTATGGTTGCGTTGCTGGTTATGAAAACGGAACTTACCTTGGTGGTAAGGCAATGACCCGTTTTGAAGCAGCAGCACTTCTGAATGCTTGTCTGGATCGTGTGACCGAAGTTACCGATGAACTCCAGCGTCTTGCTACTGAGTTCGCTAATGAACTTCAAGTTCTTCGTGGTCGCGTTGCCAAACTGGAGAAGCAGTCTGCTGCTCTTCAGGCACAGCAGTTCTCCACTACCACCAAACTGAAAGGTGAAGCAACCTTCGTTCTGGGTGGTGTAGATGGTGCTCGTCTTGCTAACAGCAGCAACGTTGGAAACACTGCTTTCAACTATGACCTCCGCTTGAGCTTTGATACTTCCTTCACTGGTAAGGATCTGCTCAAGACCCGTCTGCGTTCTGGTAACTTCTCCTCGCAACCCTTTGGTTCTTCCTCGTCTCTGTTCAAACTGGACAAGGCAGAAAGCACTTCCAACGCCGTACAACTTGATCGTCTGTACTACAGTTTTCCTGGACTTGCTAAGGGCGTGACCCTGACTGCTGGTGCTCTGGTTCGTAACACTGAGATGGCTTGGGTTCCTACCGCATACAAGTCGGACATCCTTGACTTCTTCTCCGTTGCTGGTGCTCCTGGTGTCTATAACAAGGCAACTGGTTCTGGTTTCGGTGCTCAGTGGGTACAACCTGGTAAGAAAGGTAAGGGTGGTTTCGTTGCTGGTATCAACTATGTTGCCCAGAACGGAAACGATTCTACCAAAGGTCAGTTTGATGAAGATGGTTCTCTGAACACTCTTGCTCAAGTTGGTTATCGTGCCCCTCAGTATGGTGTTGCATTCGGTTACCGCTATGGTACTGAAGGAACCCGTGTTCGTAACTTCAATGCTCTGGGTGGTGGTTCTGGTAACCTTGCTGCTAACCAAACCTCCAATGGTTATGCGATTAATGCTTATTGGCAACCCAAGAAGTCGGGTATCATTCCTTCTGTGAGTGGTGCTTATGGTTGGAACACCGTGAGTGTTTCTAACAACCGCCCAACTCCTAATGGTGCTACCGATTCACAAACTTGGATGGCAGGTCTTCAGTGGAGCGATGTGTTTGCTAAGGGTAATGCCGCTGGTTTTGCTATCGGTGCCCCTGGTAACGCTGCTTCTCTTGCTGCTGACCAGAAGGCAATTATGTGGGAAGCGTTCTATCGTTACAAAGTTAGCGATGCGATCAGTGTGACTCCTGCGGTCTTCTATGTGTCCAACAACCAAGGTCTGAAGCAAGCTTCTGACAACTATGGTGGTGTGATTCAGACGACCTTCCGTTTCTGATAATATCTACGATACCTCTAAACCTCTCTTCGGAGAGGTTTTTTGGTGTAAGGGACTATTTAACTTTTTCTTAACCTACGATTTTCTACAATGAAACTCAAACATATTGCTACAATCGGTCTTGCTCTTGCTCCCGCTGCTGCATTTGCTGGACCTGCTATTAACGGTGCAGGTGCTACCTTCCCCGCACCCATCTACCAGCGTTGGTTCGTTGATTATTCTTCCACCACTGGTGAAAAGGTAAACTACCAGTCCGTTGGTTCTGGTGCTGGTGTCCGCCAGTTTGTTGCTGGAACTGTTGACTTTGGTGCTACTGATGAACCTATCAAGGCAAAGGAAGCAGCAAAGGTCAAGCGTGGTGTCGTTCAGATTCCTATGGTCGGCGGAACGATTGCCGTTGCCTATAACAAACCTGGTTGTAAACTGAAACTGACTCAGAAACAAGTTGTCCATATCTTTATGGGACACATCAAGGACTGGAAGGAAGTTGGTTGTGCTGCTGGTAAGATGGTGACGGTTCATCGTTCTGATGGTTCTGGAACCACTTATGCCTTCACCAACTCACTGGATGCGTTCGGTGGTTGGGCTCCTGGTGTTGGTAAGTCCGTGAACTGGCCAGTTGGTGTCGGTGCTAAGGGTAATGAGGGTGTTGCTGGAACCATTAAGAACACTCCTGGTGCTATCGGTTATGTGAACACGGGTTTCGTTCGCGTAAATAAACTCCAAGCTGCCGTCCTCCAGAATAAAGCAGGTAAGTTCGTTGGACCTTCCGCTGTGACTGGTGCTGCTGCTCTGAACGGTATCAAGATTGACCCTGTGACTCTTGCTGGTGAAGATCCCAACCCCGCAGGCGCCCTTGCCTATCCTATCTCCACTCTGACCTGGATTCTTGCCTATAAGAGTGGTTATCCTGCTGGTAAGGCAGAAGCAGTCCGTGAGGCACTGAACTATGCTCTGAGCACCAAAGCACAAGGCATTGCTGATGACTTGGGTTATGTTCCTCTTGCTGGTTCTATCCTTAACAAGGCTCGCATCAAAGTCAAACAAGTTGGTTTAGGCGAGAAGTGATACATAGAGGGGGGTTGACAAGACCCCCTTTTTAATGTATTATAGATAACGAGTTAGGAGGTCTATGTCTCTTATTTCCCAGCGTGATAGAGAAGTCGCTATGACTGCTATCAACCACTATGTTGATTATCTCACCAGTGAGATTGAGTTTTATGAAAGAGAGGAAATGTTAGATGATACTGACTATCAAGATCATAAGTCAGAATTGTCTGAAGTTTATGCTCTTCTAAACTGGATCAAACTAGAATACTCAAAGAATGAAAATTAATCTCTGGTATTGTAATGAAATGAAACAGTGGCGTTGGACCCTAACTGACGATCACCGTCCAGTTGTAAGACAAGAGTCGGGGCAAAGAGAAAATCTACGAGATGCTATGAATGATGTAGCAACTACTGTAGAATATATGATGAACAAGTTCTAATTTCTTGGGTGATTAGCTCAGCGGTAGAGCATCTCGTTTACACCGAGGCGGTCGGCGGTTCAATCCCGTCATCACCCACTTATAAATACTCAAAAAAGAGTATAATGGAAACCTTATATAAATCACTTTCTGATACTCAGGCATCATTGTTCCTGCTGTTCCAAAAAACTTGGGTCTATCATTGGCATATTGTAGGACCTGATTTCAAACAAATTCACGATCTGTTTGGAGAGCAGTATCTTGCCATTCAGGAGGAGATTGACAGACTCTCTGAACATATGAGATTTTTAGGTATTAAACCGATTAGTTCTCTATCAAGAGTTCTGGAAGTTTCTGGAGTTTCTGAAGCAAAGACTAATATTTCCTCAATGGAAATGATTCGTGATCTTCTTGAGGATCATAAGAAAATGGTTGCTATGTTTGATGCTGCTGCTACTGAAGCAGAGCAAGGGAAGTCAAGAGGAACTGTTAACCTTCTTGATGATTTAAACGAAGCACACGGTAAATATATTTGGATGTTAAGATCATTTACTGAATGAAGTTGAATTATGGTAAGCGTAAGATGCAAAGTCTGTGGGACTGAACTACACAGTCACCCAGTTAGAACAAAGTCTTGTGGTTGTACAAATATGACCACAGTAAAAGGAGACACGATTACTGCTTTGGATTTGTCCAAAGTGGTGATGACTTCTTCTGACAAGCAATCAAAAACTTCTAATCTTCTTACAAAAGAGGATCTTGCTTTTCAGGAAGCACGTAGAAATAGAACAGTACGAAAGTTAGATTTTGAGATCAGATAGGATTTAAGTTAAGATCCTTATCATACTTGGCATACTGATAGTTGTATTGATCAAGATCACCAAATCCAAACTTTTTATTAAGTAGGGATCTTTTTCTTGCGTTTTCTGGATGGTGAATCGGAACAAATAATGACCCATCCCAAGGAAGACCGATTAGAATGTCGTTTGGTTTTGGTCCATTCTCACCATCACCAACTTTGATGACTTCTATTACACCGTTCATAAAGGCAAATAATATTTTTCTATTGTCTTCAGTTGTGAAAAGTGCTGGGTTGCCACTGTGATTGATTTGCCAGTCAACTCTTGACACTCTTCCTGGTGTGTTTAAGTTGAGTTTGTTTGCTATATTTAAAACTCTTTCTGGATCTTGGTGTGACTCATATTCCTGATACAAGAAACTGGTTTTATTTTTAAAGATATTGTAGACGACACCTAAAAATAAAATCTCATCATACTCTGTTGAAATTCTAACTGTAATCTTTTCGGATGGTTCATAAATCCTTTGAGTGGATTCAATTCCGAGTTCTAGTAGAAGTTCTTTAAATTCTTTTTTCATATCGGTATGATGTTGAGATCCTTATCATATTTACCATATTGGAAACCGTCATCATAAACATTACCGAGACCGAATCGTTTTCCTACGATTGCTCTTTGTTTTGTTCCAAGTTCAATAGAAGATTCACTGAATCCTTGATTGATTTTCACACCTTGTGGTTTACCGACCAATACATCACCAGGTCTTGGTTTGATATTAAGAGAATCAAAACCATTATGAAGAACATAGTGTGCTTCTCTTACAAAACTGAAAAAGACTTTTTTTCTTTCTTCTAATGAAAAGTCATAAGGTTGTTTTGTATACTTTGCTTCCCAACCAATTTCAGCAAGTCTAGTTTTTTCTTGATAGTGAATTCTTTCCGCAAGAGACTGAATTTTGTTTTTAAGATCTGGAGAGTCATAATGATCTATGAACTCCAACCATAGATAACTTTTTTTATTAAGGTATGGGATGAAGAAAAGATATATTGCCATTGCTCCGTCCTGGCACATATAGTTTGTCTGCTTCATCAGTTTCTTTTGTTTTGGTAAGACTGGTGACCAATCTCTATAGCCCAGTATTCTTAAAAGTCTTTCAAATTCTTTTCTTTTCTTTGATGGTTTAATAATCACTTGACTATTGTTGATTTTGTATATTATAATGTATTATAACTCACTCGTCTTAATAAGTAAATGATATCTAAATCTGATTTGGATACCTTATATCATTGGGCAAAAGACTGTGAGTTTCCGATGAAGATTGCTCCGACAGTTGAAGGATATTCAAATAAAGAAATATCCCATTGCTGGATCAAGGCAGAGTCGGTTGATAAGAGTGGAACAAAGACTGTCAAATATGTCAGAAAGAAAATCATTCAAGATTCTAAAGTTCTAGAAATTTTTGATAATTCTGAAATCTTATTTTCTACTGTTTCTCTGTTTAGTCCTGGAACGATACTGGGTCCTCATAAAGATCCTAATGTTTATCGCTGTCCTTATAAGAGAATTCAGATTCCTCTAGAGATTCCCGATCAAGAGAAATGTTATATGATCTGGCAGGGTCAGAAAGTCTTTTGGCAAGAAGGTGTTCCACAGATCTATGAGGTAATGGACTATATACACGAAGGAGCAAATCTTTCTGATGCTCCGATGAAGTTTCTTTTTCTAGATGTGAAGAAAGAAACTGTGGTTGACATTTGAGTCATTGAGTATTATAATATTCTTATTGGAAGCGTGGCAGAGTCCGGTTTATTGCGTTTGTCTTGAAAACAAATGAGGGTAAGACCTCCACTGGTTCAAATCCAGTCGCTTCCGTTTCATATAAATACCAGAAAAGTCTTTGTGACGAATGGGTATTCAGATAAACGGGCAAACTGATACTATTACTGCTGTTGATGGTGGACTTATTGTAAGTGGTGCTGATTTTACTGGAGTGTCTGCCGGAACCACGGCAGCACCTTCCATCAGTCCAAGTGGGGATAGTAACACTGGTATCTTCTTTCCAAGTGCTGATACCATTGCGTTTGGTGAAGGCGGTGCAGAGTCTGCTAGGTTTGATAGTAGTGGTAAATTGGGTATTGGAACTAATAATCCAACATCCACCGTCGATATATTAGGTCTTCAAGCAAACACGGGAGCAACAAGTGCATCTGCTCCAACTGGAACTTTAAGGCTTGCATTTGATGGCGGACAAACCAATGAAACTTATGGATCAAGTTTAGTTTTTTCACAAAAATGGTTTTCGGGAACAAATGCACAAGTTGCTGTTGGTCAAATCACTGGTGTCAAAATTGCATCTGACGGTAATTTTGGTGGTGGTTTAGCATTTTTCACAAGTAATAGCAGTAATAATAATTTAACAGAAAGACTTAGAATTGATAATGGTGGTAGAGTAACATCCCCTTATCAACCAGCATTTTATACTGTCGGAACAAATTATACTCAAGCTACTGGAACAAGTATTATAATTCCAAATACAGTTTCTTATAATTTAGGGAGTCACTATAATGGAACCACTGGAAGATTTACTGCTCCAATTGCTGGAAGATATATTTTTGGATTTTGGGGACTATCATATCCACATAATACTGAAGTAAATCACATACAAGGATTTGTAAACGGCAGTGGAGCGGGACAACTAGTTCAATTTAATGGAACTTCAACACAACATGAAGAGTGTAGTGGAAGTCTTCTTTTAAATTTAAATGCTAATGATGTATTTGATTGGAGATATGCTCGCGGATCAGGAACTGCAGCAGCATATAGTGCTCAGTGGAATATGTGGGGATATCTACTAGGATAAAGATAAATACTCAAAAAGACTCAATATGGACTATACAATTACTTTAACCGAAGCAGAAGACCTAGCACTTCAATATGTTGCTGCTGACCCTCAAGACTGGATCGATAATGCTGCGACTAATCGTGCTCGGATTGCGATTGACGAAATCTGCGACTTATATGTAAAGCATAAGTTGGATAATAACCAACCCATAACTGCTACTAACAAACCTGACATGGTTCTAGCGGCTTATGGGGAAGGTTTAGTAAAAACAGCAGCACAAAGAAACGAAGAAGCAGCAAATAATACACCTTCTTTATAATCTCTTAACCACTATCACCAAACCCTAACAAACTTGACATAGTAGAAATACTCACTAGTATAACTAATAATATTCAATCTAAAACCCTATGGATCAGCGCACCTATGATAATTGGGTGAAGATCAAGGAGACTTTTGAATCTTCTGGTAATACGGACAATATGTTCTACAAGAGATCTGTTGAAATCGTAAAGACCAGAAAAGACCCACTTGCGAAGTTTCTTGGAGATGAGAAGTGATGG